GACACTTGTTGCCATGTTGCTTTGGCTTGATCAGGCGTTACCTCGCCTTTTAAAACACCATCTTCTAAATGCGCTTTAATGTTGTTGTCCGATGGGTTAAAAGACAAGTCTGCCATCTTTTGTTTGGCAAAGTCATACGTCTTTTGGTTAACCTCAATACCTGTTTTTTTAATGTTGCCTTGCAATTCTATGTTTTTTAACGCGTCAGTTCTTAGCTTTAGTGCCGTTGCAGGGTCAAGCGCTGCCACTTGTTTAAAACCTTCAGGGGTACTAACGTCGATGCCCTGCGAATAGAGTTGACGCAGTTTGTTTTGCGTTTCAACGCCGCGTTGCATTTCACCTAACTTGACAGCTTCACCCATCATCGCCAACTGATTCATTGGCGACTCTAGTTTTATATTTTGAACTTGTAAAGGAATATTTGGGTCGATTGGCATAATTATTCCTTACCCTTCGTATATGGTGCTGTAATCGGTGACGGGCGCTGCGCGGTCGGTATAGAAATTTGGTGTTGTCCGTTGTGGAGCAAATCTATTTAATAGTTGGTTAGTTTGATACATACTAACTCCTTGCCCAATGGCGTTGGTGTAAGCGTTTGCCGAACCAATCATGCCAGCAGCTTGAGCGTTAGCGGCGCCAGTAGTTAAGTTAGCAGTATTAGCTGCGCCTTGACCAATGTTGGCTGCTTGCCCAGCGGCAGCAGCTTGACCTTGCGAGGATAGAAATTTTAAAGGGTCTACTAAATTATTACGGTTCATTTGAAACAAGTTTTGCGCTCGGCTGTACGCATTACTGTACTCTTGCGACCCTAATTCTTGACCATAATTTGTAGCGGCTTTAAGCGCGTTACCTGAAATTAAACCGCCTCTAGCGGCTGCGGTTGCGTTAATCGCTTTTATACCTTCTTTAAACCTAAATCCATAACCTGGATCCATTTGAATGTCCTCTAGCGTAGGGGCATAATCTTGCGCTAAACGGCCTCCAGGTTGAGTCATCGCCGCAAGGCGGTTCATTGCTGCGGTGCCAGTTACCCTATAAGGTTCGCCAAGTTCAACTTGACGTTCTGTAGCTGCGGCTTGCTGAGCACTAGCACGGTCGGCGGCATCAGCTTGCATTTGGGCTGCGCTTTGAGCCGCTCTTGAAGATTGATTAGCGCTATATACAAGGGCTGCGCCTCCAATAACTGCTGCTGTTATCCCACCTGACATATTAATTCTCCCTATCACTAAAACCAAACCCATTGCCTAAAAGCATTTTAACGCTATTAGTTAACTGTTCGGTATCATTTTGCTTGTTTTCAAGCTCTTTAACTCTGTTTGACATTAAGCCACACTCAGGAATGACATACAATCGTTCTTCGATTGCCTGTATATCTCTGCAATCATCTGGATTATCGTAATAATCTACCCAAATTACTTCTTCGTCAAATACACGGCCTACCCGTTTTACACCTGCTGGCGCATCAAACTCTAACGGCGCCGTTAATACTTTAATTTCATCGTCAATATTTACAGCGATTGTACCTTTTTCAAGCCTAATTTTGTACGGCGTCTTATGTTCTGCGCCAACAATAACCGACCAAGGCGGGGCAATCATTGTACGAATGTACTTGCCTGGTTCAAAGTCATGCAAAAACGTAACGTCGGCTTGGGGCATCTGTAATAAAGCCTCTTGCAACTTTTCTACTTTTTCACGCAAAGGCACTACAGGTAGGAAGTTAAACCCTTTGCCATAATTGACGGTGACTGTATGCTGCATTAACTTGAGATCTCACGCCCATTAGACCGGATATTGATAGACGTAGCGGCGCTAGCAATGGTGGATATAAACCCGCCTGGCTCTAGCGCCTGCCCCACAATCTCGGGAAAAACATACGTTTCGCCTGCGGTCAAGCTCTTAGCCTTAATAATCAAGTTGTTATTGCCTGCCGTACCCGCTACCGTAACAAGGTTCACACTAATTGTAGCCGTAGAAGCGCTATAGTTAGTAGCCGTAAATTTGTCAATAATAGTCGTGATGTTGTTTCCCGCAGTGTATTGCGTAGTTTGCGTATTTTCAGCATTCTTGGCGGGGATCAGAACCTTGACGTAAACGGGCATAGTTTACTCGTAAAGAATGTTAATTGTGCCAGCATCAAAAGTATCGCCACTTACTGTAGTAATACGAACTCGGTCTAAAGTGCCGCCAAGTGCAATATTTCCACCACTTCCTTGCCCTGTTTGACTGCCTGTTGGTATTAATACGCTACTTTCAACCCATGTATTTGAAGTTAGGTTTGTAATGACAATGTGACCATTATAAGATGCTGAAGCTACATTGGCTTGTGTCAAAACAAATCCTGCTGTGCTTGTTGCTACAGCATTAGCATAAGAACAAGCATTTCCTACATAGCCACTTGTTGTTACACTTCCAGCACCAATTTGTATTAAAAAACTAGATGTTCCACCAGTAGAAACACCGCTAAACATTACAGTAATCCGTTTTACCCAACTAGGTATGCTAGTAAAGTCTATTGAAGTTCCGCTAGTAGATGCTTGTGCGGTCATGCTAGTAATAATGCTACCGCTTGGTGTGCCAGCAAAAGTAGGGCTAGTTAAAGTAGGTGTTGTTAGTGAAGCACTCGTTAGGTTAGGACTATCGCCTGATATAGTGATTGCCATAATTAAACCTCTTGTGTAAGTTCTACTGTAGGTTCAGCAGGGGTTTCCGCTGGTACTTCAGCTTCTTGTACGGCTGCATCATAAGCAGCTTGTTCTTCTGCTGTGTACTCTACTTGAGTAATTGTGCCAGTTGCTAGGTCTACTACAATTCTGTGTGTCATGATTAGCCTTCGTAAAGAATGTTAATTGTGCCAGCATCAAAAGTATCTGTGCCGTTTACTGTAGTGATACGCACTCGGTCTAGTGTGCCTGAAAGGGTTTTAGAACCACTTAATGTAGAAACAGAAACATTTGTAGATTCTAAAGATGAACCACTAGCTAAAAAGGTTGTGCCAGTAATGTTAAATATACTTAAAACTCCTGTGAAAGTATAGGTTGCATCAGAAGTCTGACCATAAAGTCCAAAACCAGTAGTAAATGATGAACCTCTTGTTGTGTTGTTGGTGTTAAACACAGTTCCAGCTTGAGAAACATAACCTGTATTTTCCACGCCACCAGAATCACCAAGTTGCACCAGCAAAATACTTGTACTACTTGTACTAACACCATTAAACATCACCGCAATCCGCTTTACCCAACTAGGAATAGTTAAAAAGTCAATACTTGTTCCGCTTGTGCTTGCTGCAGCAGTACCACTAGTAATAACTCCTGATACACCAGTAGACAAAACAGATAACTTAGTAGTGCCGTTACTTTGTAGGTTAATTTCACCACTTGTATCCGCACTCTGAACCAGCCCTGTGGTTGTACTCGCATTTAGTGTGACAGCCATTATGCTACTCCCTTCGGATACTTAACCTTGACCGCCAAGCAGTCAGCAATGTATTTATCAATCTGAACTTGGTCACCCTTTACTACACCATCAATGTAATCTGTGATGGGTGGGTATTCTTTAGCCCTTGCATACTTGTAAGCGTCAGGGTCTTGCCAAGCGTTGACTAAAGCCATATCAATTTCAACTTTGTTTCCGTCTTTGTCAAAAGCACCTGTGCCGTCATCAACAGTAACGACTTGTGGGTATAGTTTATATATAGCTTTATGGTTCATCCTGCTATCTCCATTGCTGTAATTGTTGACACAGACCTTCCATAATATAAAGAATCTGTATCATTTTCCGAACGATTGATATAAATTGTTCCCGCAGTTGATGTGCCAAATACTTTAATGTTATAACTTAAAGAAGAAGTAAGAGAAGGAGAATCTAAATATTGAAAACTATAACTAAAATACGAAGCATTTGTTCCAGCTTCTGCGGGTGCTGCAAAAATAGGTGTTCTGCTAGATGGTGATGTTGGAGATATTAGATTTGTTGAACCTCTAAATAAAGACATTAAACCCCATCTATTACCGCCATTGTTGTCATATCCTAAAGCAACAGAACATAAAACAAGAATTTTGCTAGAACTGCTAGATGGGGTAATTGAAACGCTTAAACCAGTAACATCTGTAAAAACTCCGTCAACCGAAGTGCTAAAAGTTTCAGGTTTGGTTGTGCTAACCACTTGCAATACAGTACCAACACTACTAGTAGTTAAAATAGTTCCCGATACGGCTGGTAAGGTTAATACAGTAGTACCAGCAACGGCTGGTTCTTGTAATGTAACGCTACCTGAAGTTGAACCTTGTAATATAAGACTCATACGCTTAACCCTTTATGATATATTTTGCAATTATCTAAATACACATTTCTGGCATCTTTCTCGTTTGCAAATAAACCTAAAAATTTATTTTTACCGCTAACAAATATACTTGCTTGCCATTTATTCATGGCTTTATTCCATGTATAACCTTTTGCTTTTAACCTACTTCTGTTAAAACAATTTTGTTGTGCCGTAACTAATCTTAAATTTTCAATACAATTATCGTTTTTTATTCCATTAACATGGTCTATTTGCAAATTATCATCAATGCCGCCATTGTGATAAACCCACACAATGCGATGGGCTGGGTACATTTGATTACCAAATTTAATAAAACGATACCCTGAGCGATGGATTACTCCAGCCTCTTTGCCATTTAATCTAGCCAAGTTAGCTTTTTTGTTTTTCCAAATCAATGCACCATCTTTATATTCTAAGCAATTTAGAATATCAACTTGGCTTAATGGTAGTTTATTTGGTTTCATGTCTAAAGGATTACCCATCTCTGTCCACTTGGTACTGTTACTGTTACTCCGCTATTAATCGTAATTGGCCCAACAGACATAGCATTTTTGTTAGTGCTTAATGTGTAGTTAGCCGTTACAGTTACACCATTCTCTACGAATATTTGGTCACCACCTGCACCTGTTGCAC